ATAGCGCAGGCGGGGCGCTTTACATTCCCCGACCATGAGCACCCAAGAATCCACGCAAGTCACCGGCCAAGACACCACTGATGCCGGGGTACAAGCGAACACTGCGGATACGCTCCTGACGGACACACCGGCGGAAGGCACGACAGCCCCCGTCGAATCGCAAGCGAAGACAGACGAGGCCACGACCGAGGTCAAGGCCCCCGAGTCTTACGAGTTCGCGATGCCCGAAGGAGTCGAGCTCGACGAGCAGGCAGCGGGTGAGTTCACGGAGATCGCCAAGGAGCTGAAGCTCCCCCAGGATCAGGCGCAGAAACTTGTTGACCTCTACGCCAAGCGCGTGCAGGGCCAGGTCGAAGCGCACAAGAGCCTGGTGGAGGGCTGGGCCACCACGGTGAAGGCGGACAAGGAGATCGGCGGCGACAAGCTGCCGGAGTCCCTGGCCACCGCCCGCAAGGCGGTCGAAGCCTTCGGCTCCCCCGAACTCAAGAACCTGCTGAACACCTCAGGGCTGGGCAACCACCCCGAGTTCGTCAAGCTCATGTACCGCGCGGGCAAGGCGATCTCTGAAGATCGTTTTGTCATTGGGGGCGAAAGCGGCGCGGTCAACACCGACATCGCGAAGTCCCTGTACCCCAACCAGCCTTAAAGGAACCTACCCATGGCAACGCTTGCTTCTGGCGCCCTCACCCTCGCGGATTGGGCCAAACGTCTTGACCCCAACGGCCAGGTGCCGAAGGTCGCTGAACTGCTGTCGCAGACCAACGAAATCCTCGAGGACGCCGTGTTCATGGAGGGCAACCTGCCCACCGGCCACCGCCTCACGATCCGCACCGGTCTGCCCAACGTCTACTACCGCACCATCAACCAGGGTGTGCCGGTCTCCAAGTCCCTGACCACTCAGGTCGACGAGGCCTGCGGCATCCTGGAAGCCCGCTCCCACATCGACGTGGAACTGGCCAAGTTGAACGGCAACACCGCTGCCTTCCGCCTGTCGGAAGACCAGGCGTTCCTGGAAGCGATGAACCAGACCATGGCCGGCGCGATGTTCTACGGCAACCCCGGCACTGACCCCCGTCAGTTCCTGGGCCTGCAGACCCGCTACTCCCTGAGCACCGCCGGTAACGGCGCCAACATCCTGAAGGCCGGCGGTTCCGGTTCCGTCAACACCTCGATCTACCTGGTCGTGTGGGGCGAGAACACCGTGTTCTGCCCGTTCCCGAAGGGCTCCAAGGCCGGCCTGATGCACCAGGACCTGGGCGAGGAGTCGGTGCCGGACGCCAACAACAACTTCTACCAGGCGCTGCGCTCGCTGTACCAGTGGAAGAACGGTCTGGCCGTGAAGGACTGGCGCTATGTTGTGCGGATCGCCAACGTCGACACCACCGACCTGATTGGTCAGTCGGGTACCCAGGCTGCTACCGCCGCCACGCAGATCATCAACTTGATGTCGCGCGCGCTGGATCGCATCCCGAACCTCGGCATGGGCCGCCCGGTCTTCTACGCCAACCGCACCGTGTACTCGATGCTGCGCGTGGCGGCCCTGGCGAAGTCGAACGCAGCCCTCTCGATCGAGAACGCGCTGACCCAGTTCGGCACCCCCTACGCCCTGACGAAGTTCTTGGGTGTACCGCTGCGCAAGGTGGATCAGCTGCTGAACACCGAGGCCACGGTCGCCTAATGAGTGATGGCGGGGCGCAAGCCCTGCCTCCTTACCGAACCAACCCACATTCAAGGACATCACCATGATTATCGATTCCGCCCTCCTGCTCTCGGGCAGCATCTCCGCCGCGGGGGTATTGACCGGCCAGCTGGTCACTGCCAACAGCACGCTCTCCACCAACACCATCGACATGGCCTCGTTGACGCTCGGCGGCAACCAGGCCACCGACGTCGGCGCTGGCGAGCCGATCGAGGTGAACATCAGCGTCCTGGTGGCCCCGGCCACCGCAACGGACGTGACGTTCCAGCTGATCCAGGCCGATGACGCTGCCCTGTCTTCCAACGTGCAGATCATCAACCAGACCGCTGCGTTCACCATCGCCCAGCTGCCGGTAGGTACGGTCGTGCCATTGCACTACGACCGCGCCGCCCCGTTCGCGCCGAAGCGCTACGTCGGTGTGCGCTACGTGGCGACCGGTACCACGATCACCGCGCTGTCGGTGGTTGCTGCGGTCGTGAAGAACGTGCAGGACGTGAAAAACATCTCCTACAAGTCGGGCTTCGCCGTTCTGTAAACCGAGCACCCCCCGCCATCATCCGGTGGTGGGGGTTCTCTCTGACAAGGTCCTCTCATGCCCCGCTTCATCCTCAAAGAGCGCGCGCTCATCGGCAACGATCTACGCGACGAAGGCTTCGCCTTTGATTTCACTGAGCCCGCACCCCCTCACTTCCTGCCCCAGGACGAGGAGGCCCAGGCCCTGTGCGATCAGTACAACGCCCTCGAGGTGGACCGCCAGAAGCAGATCGTGCTCGATGCTGGGCGCGACACCCTGGCAACGCTCGACCCCGCAATGGTCGCCGCCATCCGCCAGCTGGTGCGGGAGGAGATTCTGGCAGAGCAGGGCGCCAAGCCCGCCAAGCTCAGTAAACCCAAGCCCGCCGACTTGGCCTGATCCAGGCCCCGAGGGAGCACACAGGGGCCGCCACAAGCGGCCCTTTTTTGTAGGAGAACACCATGGCCTCGCCGGTAGACATTTGCAATACAGCCCTCTCGCTGATCGGCGCCGACGCCATCGTGAGCTCGATCTCCCCGCCCGACGGCTCCGTCGAGTCGGGCCACTGCGCCCGCTTCTACCCGCTCGCGCGCTTGGCCATGATCGATCTGGGGCTGTGGTCGTTCACGAAGACCCGCGCTGTGCTCGCCGAGGTCGACAACGTCAGCACCATCTGGAGCTACGCCTACGCGTTGCCGGCCGACTGCATCAACGCGCTGCGTATCCTGCGCCCCGACGCCAGCACCAACAGCATCAGCATGAGCGACCCGTTCGGCTCCCTCTACCCCCAGGTGCCGAGCTACTTCATCGCGATCGATGAGAGCGCCGGTGCCCCCTTTGAAATTGATGGTGGGGTGCTGCGAACGAACGAGCCCGACGCGACGCTGATCTACGCGACCGACGTCACGGACACAACGAAGTTCACCCCTTCGTTTGTCATGGCAATCAGCTACATGCTCGCAGGCTACCTGGCCGGGCCAATCATCAAGGGCATGCCTGGCATCCAGCTCGGCAAAGCCCTCCGCCAGGAAGCCATGCAGATGGCTGCCGCCTCGAGCGCTGGCGATGCCAACAACGGCATGCAGATCAACGAGCCGGTGGCCGCCCAGCTACGCGCCCGCGCATGAAGACCAACCTGCGCTCGTTTGCCGGCGGGGAGATCACCCCCGAGATGTTCGGCCGGATCGATCTCACCAAGTACCAGACCGGCCTCGCGCTGTGTAAGAACTTCCTGGTGCTGCCGCACGGGCCGATCACTCGCCGCCCCGGCACCGACTACGTCAACGAGGCCCGCGACAGCACCGCCGCCGTGCGGCTGGTGTCGTTCGCCTACAGCGCCAGCCAAACCATGGTGCTCGAGTTCAGCAACCTGAAACTCCGCTTCCACACCAACGGCCAGACCCTGCTCGAGGCGAACCAGACGATCGGCAGCATCGCGGGCAACACCGTCAACCTGGTCGCTCACAACTACGTCGCCGGCGACTGGGTCTACATCGGCACCCGCTACTACATCGTCGCCACCGCCGCCGCCAACTCGTTCACCGTCACCACCCTGGCCGGCGCGACCGGCGCGCCTTCTGGCACCACCGTCGCCCGGGTCTACACCGTCACCACCCCCTACACCGCAGCGATGCTGCCGACCCTGCGCTTTGCGCAGAACGCGGACGTGCTGACGATCTCCACCAACAGCACCTTCACCCGTGAGCTGCGCCGCCTGGGCTCCACCAACTGGACCCTGACCACGCTCTCGTTCGTGCCGACCCTGGCGGCCCCGACTGGGGTCACCGCGGTGCCCACCATCCCCACCGCCACCAACCCGACCAACGCCACCTACGGCGTCACCACCATCGGCGCCGACGGCGTCACCGAGTCGGCCCTCTCCGCCACCGCCGTCGCCAGCAACAACCTGACGCTCGCCGGCAACTTCAACACGATCAGCTGGACGGGGGCCGCCGGCGCCCTGCGCTACAACGTCTACAAGCTGCGCGGGGGCATCTACGGCTACATCGGCCAGACCACCGGCCTCACGATCATCGACGACAACATCCTCG